CGGGTTTATTGGTCTGACATAGCTGACGAAACTGACTGGACTTCGGGCCCTGCAAGCCAGTCTGATTACCAAGACATCCCTGACGGTGGTGATATCCAGGGGATTACTGGTGGAGAATACGGGATAATTCTGTGCGAACAGAGCATAGTGCGGATGAGCTATATCGGATCGCCTCTGTTCTTCCAGTTTGACACCATATCAACAACGCTAGGGTGCTACGAGCCTGGCAGCATTGCCCAGTATGGCCCACTGACGTTCTTCCTAAGCGATGACGGTTTCTATATGTGCAACGGGCAGACCGTTACCCCGATCGGGAACGAGAAGGTAGATCGGTGGTTCTGGGAGGATGTAAGCCCATCCCTCATTACTCAGATGTCATCTGCGGTTGATCCGCTCAAGAAGATTGTTCTGTGGTGCTATCCAAACACCAATGCAGGAATGAGCCTGCTGATGTACAACTGGCAGATTGGAAGATGGACGTATGGAGAGACTGATGCTGACTATGTTTCATCCATCTCTACTGCGGCAGTCACCCTTGAGGGACTGGATGCTTATTCGGCATCAATTGACGCCCTTGATGTGTCTCTAGACTCTAGGCAATGGCTTGGTGGAAGACTCCTGTTTGGTGGGGTGCAAGATCAGAAGATTGTGACCTTTACTGGAGAGAACAAACCTGCCTTGATTGAGACTGGCGATCTTGGTGGTGGTATGCCTACTGTGGTGAGGCTTGCCAGGCCGCAAGTAGACAATGGTTCTGCAACTGTCGCTGTGGCCTCCAGAGAGCTTCTAAGCGATGCAATTTCCTTCGGCACTGCTGGCACACCAGACAGCGACAATCGTGTTTCGCTAAGAAGTTATGGCAGATACCACAGGATCCAAGTAATCCCAAGCGGTCAGTGGACAACCATTGCAGCCTGCGATGTTGATCTGGTTCCGAGGGGCCGCAGATGATGTTCCGTGGCTTACCCCCAATCGGCGGGGATCCTCGGGTTGTTGCGGAGGTAGTCAATAACCTCCTGCGAGGCAAGTCCAACAATGTGGGCAGAATCACCCTTTCAACGGGCAATGCAACAACCACGACACTGTATGACCCGAATATAAGCCCAGATTCGATCATCATCCTGCTGCCTGCCTCGAGTGCGGCATTCACTGACTCAACACCTTACGGGGCCTTCCAGGACTCCACAGACCAGACAGCGGCATCCACGACTGCTGCTTATGCTGTCAAGTTCAACACGACAGACTTCAGCAATGGGATTACGGTTGCCAGCGACTCCAGGCTTACGGTCAAGAGCTACGGGATTTATAACCTACAGTTTAGCTTACAGTACACGAATACAGATACCCAAATCCATGATGTAGACATCTGGTTTAGAAAGAATGGTACTGATATTGCCAACTCTAACAGTAGGTATTCGATACCCAACTCGCATGGTGGGACTGACGGGCATCTTATAGCTGCACTCAATTTCTGGGTAGAGTTGAGTGCCAATGATTACGTTGAGATCAAGTGGCAGACATCTTCAACATCTGTAACGATTGAGCAGATCCCTGCACAAACAACACCAGACCGGCCTGCAACGCCATCTGCGATTGCGACCATGAATTTTGTCTCGTCCAACGGGACAAATGCTGCTGGGGATTACTGTGTATATGTAAGTTCTCAGGGGTATGGGTCTGCAACGCTGACGCATTTCGCCAACAGCACGGCAGATAAAACTTATGCTTATGTAGTGATCGGATGACTCCCTCTTTCATTCATCCAAACAATTTGAGAGAATGGTGGGGATTCGTCCGACCTGGTTTGATTGAGATTCTCAATAAAAGCCCGGAGCCTTGGATTCCAGAAGACGTCTATACGGACTGCTTCACACAGAAATCAATGCTCTGGGTTGCACAGGTGGACGCAAGGCCAGTCGGGTTTGCGGTGTTGCAGCCCAAGGGAGAGACTCTCCATGTCTGGTGTGTCTACTTTGTCGAGCACGGACACATGGACGCTGGCCTGCAACATCTCAAAGATATCGCCAAGCAGGGCGGGGCCAAGACGTTGACATTTGACTCTTGGCGTCCTGGTTGGGATCGTCAAGCCCGAAAACTTGGATTTAAGCCACGCAGGTGGTTTATGGAGGTCTTATGAGTGGGATTATGGGTGGCAGCAATACCGTAACCAGGACGGAACTCGACCCAATGGTGGCTCCGTTTGTGAAGTACGGTCTTGAAGAATCTCAAAGACTGTACCAACAAGGTGTGCCAGAGTATTACCCTGGACAAACCTATGTTGGGCCGTCTGCTCAGACACTAGCTGCACAAGAAGCTCTTACACGGCGAGCAAGCATGGGCTCACCGCTAACTGGCGCGGCACAACGCCAAGCGCAGGCAACCATCTCTGGCGAATATCTAGGTGGAAACCCGTTCTTTGAGGGTGCATTCCAGCCTGCTGCTCGTGCTGCACAGCAGTCGTTTTTTGATGCAATGCAAAATGTTGGATCGCAAGCCTCCCGCGCAGGCCGATATGGGTCTGGTGCGATGGGCCAGCTCCAGGATCGTGCTTCAGGGCAGTTTGCTCAGACTCTTTCCGACACTGCTGGAAAGCTGGCTTATGAGAACTATGCCCAGGAGCGTGGACGTCAACAGGCAATGATTGGCGCTGCCCCGTCACTTGCTGAGGCAGATTATGGGGATATCGCTCGATTGGCACAGGCTGGGCAGCTTGGCGAGCAGTATCAGCAAGCGGCACTTGAGGCAGATATCAATCGTTTCAACTTCATGCAAAATCGACCCGCTGCACAACTTCAGCAGTACCTGTCTGCCGCATACGGCTCACCGATGGGTGGAGTGCAGATTAGCCCGACATACCGCAACCCGCTTGCTGGTGGTTTGGGTGGTGCTGCACTAGGCCAGGCGCTTGGGTACAACCCTGCAATTGGCGCTGCTATCGGGAGCTTACTGGGATGAGTGGCGTAGAGTTACCCCTTGCTACAGCGGCAGCGACTGGCGAGGCATCACTAGCTGCAACAACCACAGCAGAGGCAATAGCAGCAGCAGAAGCAGCGGCAGCAGCAGAGGCGGCACTGGCGGCAGAAGCTGCAATGGCAGCGGAGACGGCAACGTCAACAGCAACCGCAATGGAGGCCGCAAACGCAGCGGCAGCATCAAATGCGGCGATAAATCCATACATCATGACCAGTGCAGACAAGGCTGCTCTGCTTGGCAAGACTGGCTATGGGCCTGGTATGTCCGGGATGCAAACAAGCGTCTTTGACACGACTCTAGGGGTTACTGGGAGCCCTCAATTAGCTTCTGTCCTGTCTGGTAGCAACTTAGCTGCTGGCCCTGCAAACAAGGCACTGGCAAATGCCGGGACAAACATGGCAATGCAGGCCATGCGCCCTAAACAACAGACCCAAGTCTCTCAGCAACTTCGCCGAGGCAATCCGCAGCTACAGATGAATCAGGTGGCTGGACTGCTGGAATTGGCAAAGCGCAAGCGCAGACCAATCTCACTACTGTGAGGAAATAATGGACGGATTTTCTAACTTATTTGCTGCTCCACCATCCTACCTGCCAGGCTTGCTTGGCGAGGAAGAAACCGAGCGCCTACGCAGGGAAGCCCAGCAATCTGGCCTGATGAATCTAGGGTTATCCCTACTGGCTGGTGCTGGCCCTAGTCCACAGCGGCAGGGGTTGGGTCAACTGTTGGCTCAAGGTGTCATGGCTGGGCAGCAGGCATCGAGGAATGCCTACGAGCAGGCAGTGCGTGACCGGATGATGCAAGAGCAGATTGCAGAGCAGCGCAGGCTACAAGAAGAGCGCAAGTTTGCACAATCAGTGTTGCCAAACATCATTCAGCAAGGCCCAGAATTGTATGGCGAGGACATCATGGGCCAGCGTGTTGGTGTTGGGATCGGTCAGCCCCAGTTGGATCTGAACACTCTTCAACAGCTTTTGGTGCAGGCTCCTACCGTTGGCGCAAAGATCCTCCCAACCATTGAGGCTGCTCGTAAGCTAACGGCTCCAGAGC